CGTTTCAGGAACTCAATGGTAACAGGACTGGTCCTATCTGCAGGTGGAGTCCATTCAAAACAGCCACTCATTGCAAACACAGAATCTCTCGATGTCGGAGGTACATGCGTGACATCAAGTCCACAGTCTTGCATAAATTGTCTAAATGGATTATTAATGTCCGCTATAAGCATAGCAGTATTTATATTATTATTTTTTGAGGAGTTTTGATTTAAGTAAATCTTTAAAGTAATTCTCTGCCATTACTTGTTGCTCACTACTGGTATGTGAAAAGACTTGCATTACTTCTTCAATGTCTGCATCTATCATAATCGTTTTTACACGTTTAATACCTAATACATTTGCGGCATCAAATCTATGGTGCCCATTAATCAAGTAACCCTTTTTGTCTACTATGAACGGTTTGTCTTCATTGTTTAAAAATACATCTCGAGATTTCGTTGCCAAGCCATCTACACGTTGAGTCTGTACTGGCTTAATCTTATCTATGGTCATCTCGCCTTCTTTATAGTTAAAGTCGGAATCTTGTATATGCTGTCTATTAATTTGCGGTAACTCGTTTCTAGCAAAAGTCTTTTCGTGTATTGGTCTAACATAACTTTCTTCTATGCCCTTTCTCAATCGTACAACACCACATGCTAATCTGTCGCCAGCATTGCCTGTCTTAAGACTTTCATCGTCACCGCCTGTGCCTAAGTCATCTTCGCCTGCATGTATAACTATTGCTCCGCCAACAATACTACGCTCGCCAGTTAAATCCACACGCCTAGCAACAATCTTAAATTTTGCGATGCCGTCCTCGTTAGCAACAATGTTTCCTAAATCACCGATGTGTCCGTCAGACAATCCGCCATGCTCACTGTTATCTGGATTGTAATGTCCACCAGCACTTGCACAACCATCGCTTAGGTCACCAAATTCGTGTACATGGAATCCATGTTTACCCGGAGTAAGTCCTTTAATTATACCTCGTATAATAGTAGGGCTATCAGGTTCTTGCTTCATAACTATTGCACCAGTAATGTCGCCTTCAACATGTTCTAGTTGCACTACTGCTTTAACTGTTTCTTGTGCTTCCTGGATAGTACTAACACTAGCACACTCGCACGTCTTTGCTTTTGTTCTAGGGCAACTTGTAAAGTCTGTCGTTCTCACTATAGTACACCTTTGTTAAGACTTAACTGAGCCCATTGCTCTCTACCAGCGCCTGCTTGTGTTGGTATAACACTAATTGACGTTGACATTGAATGTCCGCTACGTCTAAATGCAATCAAATCTTTTTCATTCTTAATCATTGCAGTTTTCATATTAGGTATACTTATTAGCAATAGCCCGTCAAAATCATCTCTGTTCTTATACCATAAGAAGTTTTGTGTTAAGTAAACATTTTCAAGTTGGGTTATATCCGTCTGCGTTGCTATAGCATCACATAATGGGCCAGCATAGCCTTCCATATCCATTGTGAATAGTTCCTGTGCTATTGCTTTTCTTACTTTCTGATTATTTACATCAGTTGCTGGTAAGTCTACGTTCAAACCGTTTATAAATTTAGTCCAACCTAAACTTCCACCTTGTCCGCCAATGGATGACATAATAGTTGGAATGTATTCTGCGTACTTGTCGATAACTGCTCTCTTAGCCTTTTGACTTCCGCCGCCGTAACCAATTCTTCCGCCTGTGCTACTAGTAGCCGCTTTAAGTTCTACTTTGCCTATGCCCTTGATCTCCAAGTCACCTTCACCTACTGCAAGGCTAATCTGATTACTTAAACATGCCAAGCCATATTCACCTGGACCTTTTTGGTTAACACCAACACCATATGATGTTAATGCCCTAAAGGCTGATATAGATATATCATCTCCGAACACTGCTTGGAAACTGTTAATAGGTTTGTTTAACTCTTTAATGTTTACTACAGTGCCTTGTTTCTCTAAACGTGCTATGAAGCCGCTCATTGTGCCATAGTCACTGTCTAGTCCGCCGATTATCCTTGTTACATCTTGTATAACTTTTAATTTTTGCTTATCTGATAGTGGCTCGTCCATTAATGGAAAACTAAATGCTTTGTCTAACGTTTTACCAATATGGTCACTGTTAAGTAATTTGTAAATTCTATCTAGTATATTAGCATGTTGCTCATTGCTGGCATCTAGTCCGCTAATAGTTTTAATAATAGTATCTTTTTCAACACCTAAGTCAGTATACTCGTTAATTAGTTTAGTAACGTGCTGTTTGCTCCATTCAGATAAATTAATCTGTGCTTTCGTTGCATCTGGTAATACACCTACAAACATCTGTAGTATATTTCTCGCACATGCATCGTCGCCGGCCTCTGCTCGCAACCTTCTAAAATTGTCTAGCATTGCAGGAACAGGTATTGCTTGGTAAGCCAACATTTGCTTTTTAAGATCGCCTACAGGAAAATGGTCTGCTAGTAAATCATTTATTGTATCTACTTGCTTAAAGTCTGGTACATTTTCCTCAACTCCAACTCTATTTCTATCATGTACATATGAATCCGGGTCTTTCTTAAACTCTGTATCTTTAACTTTTTTAAGTTCTCTTCGATCTTTAGTAAAACCTTTATTGCTAAATCCAAACGAGCCTTTAGGCTTTCGATTAGGCTGGCTCACTTTTTTTATACTTTTGATTCCCAATGCTTTCTTTTGCTTCTCCGGATGGCGCACCCCAGGTGCTAATTGTAGATAAACAGCATATGGACTTGACGCCATTACTTCTTTATTACTACCATCTTTATATGCCACGTTCCATAAGTGTTGTCCACTAGGAATATCCTTTGATGCTTCGTAAATTTTATCAATTTTTTCTTTGCTAATTTTACTAATAATGTTTATCTGCTCTTCCAACGGCAACTTATCAAATTTATCAAATGCACTTTCTTTATTCATTGGGGTCTCTTCTGCTTTTATTTTTTTAGACAGTTCTGGGTTCTGTGAGGCCCATGCCGCCGCTGAACCTAAATCAAACGGTTCTCCGTGTGGGCCTTGTAAATACTGTTGTGGAATTAGTGGTGCGAAGTCATATGGCTTTCCGCCTATTCTGCCGTCACCCAGTTCATCTGTTATTGCAACTCTCTTTTGTTTTGTCAACTTTATTAAGGCAAGGTCTTGTTTCCAAGAAACATATCTACTGTTTAAATCTTTAAATTCTATCTCGTACACCATCTTGAACTTTGCAAGTATCCTTATTGATATATCGTATCTCCAGTTACTGCCGTAACGTTGAACATTGTCATAGATTTCCTGAGCCTGCAAGGCTGTAAATTTGTGGGCATGTGGCATTACTAACACATCGCGGTACTTAGACTTATGCATGGACGCATTCATATCAAACGCATTTGAAATTTCCTCGTCTGTCATGTTTGCTAATTTGTTTGCGGATCCTACTGTACTCTTTGCATAATATACCTCTCCGCCATACGACCAAGCATTTAATTTTGCAAGTCGTTGCTCTCCATGCTTATCCATAAACTTCTTTTGCTTCTGCATTAATTGTGTTTTCTTGTCTACATCAATGTTAGCAGAATCAAATCCTAGTTTCTGTGATATTTTATCTACACCGTTTATAAAGTTAGATATTGCATCTGTTCGTGCCTTCAACAATACAGGTAACTTACCTGCATCGAACACATCGGCGCCGTATCGGTTCTTAGCTCTAAAGTGCCTGTCAAATACATCTCTTATATATTGTTGCATTAGATCTCTGACACGAGACATAGGTTCACTACTAAATGGGTCAGGTGCTTCTTGGTTGTCAATAAGTGCAACAACTTTCATAAGTTCTTCTGTTGTTGAATATGTCATACCAAAATAGTCCAATCCGTCATCTGAGTCTCTATGAGGGTCTATATCGTTTAGTGCAGGATCAAAGTCCGTCATTGGGTGGTTTGGATTAGTAGTCAGCTTGGGAGTCATTGCCTTTATTAACTCACTGACTTCAGCGGCTGAGTCGTAGTACATTGCAGGGTTTGTTTCTTTTATTCGTGTTAGTTCATCAAACCGTGCTCTTAGTTTAATTATCATCTTGCTTAATGCGTTATCAGTATAGTCGTCATCGCCAGTGCCGTTAGGATTATGTCCTACTGCAACTGGGTGGTCATAGTCTTCATAACTGTCCAAGTGCTTTATTAGTTGTTCTACACCTTTTTCGTTAACAGGATTACCTACTTTAAACCAACTGCCGTCTTTGTTAATACCGGCGGAGTTATACGATCCGTTAACCAACGTCCTATAAAAAACCTTCCACTCTCGTTTAGGAAGTTGATCCCATGCATAAGCAATTGTCTCGTCATCTTGATTTGTTGCTTTAGCAATAGCTTTAAAGAACTTGTCACCTTGTTCGCCTGATGTTGTTGCTTCGCCGTTGCTTGCTCGCCATAGCCCTTTTATAATTTTCTCAACTTGTGGTGATGTTAAGAATGCAGGTAATGTAACAATTGCCTTTTTAAACAATCTATTGACACCGTTTTGTATTCTACTGAGTAATGCTTGTTGTTCTATATCACGGTCTTTAGTAACATAGTCAGCCTGAGCGTTTACCATAGTATCAAGTTTGTTGTAATCAAGTTCAAAGTCTTTTAATGTATTTCGGAATACACCAATTGCTTTTGCATTCAATGATCCTCTATTTAAATTTTGGCTTAAATCATACCCAGCTTGTGCTATTGCATTTACAAAGGCTTCTTGTGCTTTCTTTAAAAATGCAGGTGCTTCTTTGCTAGGTGCTAATTTTCTAGGTTTTGCATAACCCGTAATCGGTTCACCGTCAGTAGCTTCTTCTACATGCTTCGAACCTGTTTCTGTTTCCCATTTCTTAACTGCTTCTTTCCATGCCTCATCTGCGCCTGGACTAATTAACTTTCTGTAACGAGTTAAGTTGTTAACTGCTACAGCAACATGATCCATTGAATCAATATATCCGCCTTTTGAGAAAAATGGTTTAATTGTATCTACTATAGGAAGTTCAACATCGAATCTGCCTTTGATACGCTCTTCGTCTTTTGGATCAACTGCGTCTAAACTGTTAATCAGTTTAAATAACGCTTTTGCATAATCGGTATTATGTGTTTGATCACTGTATGCCGAGCTCATTGTAGCCGCATAACGTATAACTGCTTTAGCGGCTATGTCAAAATTAGTGTGATAATCATCACCGCCACCGATTCTAAATTCAATTAAGTTGTTACCGGTTGTACCGTCTTTGTCAGTTTTGAAGTTAATACTACTAAACTTGCCAGTACTAATACCGCTAGAGATTATTCTCTCAATCCCTTCTATAGACTTCATATCTTCTGGATTTGACTTTAATTTCTCTGCGGCTTTCTTTAAATTATCGTATTGACTCTTGGCATAACTGTTACTGGATCTGCCAAATGTACTTAACAAATACTTGTCGCCTAATAACACAGCAAGTTTTACTTTGTTTACTTCTTGAGGAGTCTCGCTGTTTAAACTCATTGTTACATGTAGTCCACAACTTCTATTAGTTTCAACACCTTCGCCGGACATCCACTCAAACATGCTCTTCATTTCGTGTAGCATGTCTCTAGGTGAATCATATACCGGACTAATAAGCTCTGCACCAGTGCCGCCGTCTGATTCAATTGAACTGTCATCTTCTACACGCCAGTACGTCTGGTCTGCTCCGTAGCCGCTGTGATATTCACCTGCTTCTACTTCTTTAAATTCACTGCTCTTGTCTGTCCAACGTGTTAGTTCAGCGGCAACTTCTTCTACGCCGCCGCCACTGTTTGGGTTATGCAGATATATGTCTAGCGAACTTAATGCACTCAGCCAGCTACCGTGTTCATCGCTGGCCCATGTGTCTATAGGATACTCTTCTTCTGCTTGTTCAACGGCTTCTTCCATTGCTTCACCATTGTCTCTAATGCTTTCTTCGAGCCATTCTATAAGTTCATCTTCTTTTACTTCTTCTGCATACTGTCTTGCAAATGCTTGAAGGTCCCAATCTGCAAACTCGTCTCTGTCATCAGCATCTACACTGGCTAAAAATGATTCTTTGTACTCTTCAACTTCATCCATGTCTAATTTATCGTCAACAAAAGCGTCTATATATTCTTCATCTTCTTTACGGTCTGATACCATACGTTGAATAATCTCGCTTTCGTATTCGTATGCTTTATCATACATCCACTCTCTATACGATTCTTGCACTGCTTCTACGCTTCTGCTACCTTCTTGCTCGTACACATAGTCTTCGATGTTGTACCAGTTTTCGTCATCTAACCAGTCTTCGTCATCAGAGCTATTAGCAACGTCATTCCAAACTGTTTCTGCTTCAAACCCACATTTAATGTTTACATCTAATGCCGCTTTGGCTATGTCAGGTTTGTTAAAATTGATTTCAAATAATTGCTCGTCACCTTGTTCACGTAACTTAAATTTACGCACAAGTTTTTTCATGCCTGTTTTTATTTTGTTTAGTTTAAGATGCGATGAATTAGACTTACTTAACTTAGATAGTTTACTAGCATTAAGTACTTGTACTTCTTCATCTGGTTCGACCAGTTGATACTCACCCTTAGGATCTTGTACTACAACTTTGTCTGGATTCGGGGAGTTGCCAACTTTACTAATTACTTTGCCTACTACTTCGCCTTTATCATCGTGATACTCAGCATCTACTTCTATATCTTTGGCTTTAGTTTTTGTATATGTTGGTTCAACTTTCTCAGGCTCTACGTCTTTAACATCGAGGCCAGGAGTTACAGTAGGACTACCTTTGTCTACTTTAGGCTTAGGTGCATTGCTTGTTGCATTTGCTTTTGCAGTTGCCCCTGTCTGTTGTTGACTAGTCGGTGTACTTGAACCTGAATTCATTCCATATTCTACCAGTACACTTTCTAAAGTTCTAACATCTGTAAATTTCATGTATTATCGCCTGTTTAATGTTTTTAATCTTCGACTTGCTGGGTTAAGTCTTTTTGTTCTCTGCGACTTTCTTGAAAGCCTTGCACCCATACGAGCTTTAGTCTTTTTCAATGTCATACGCTTCTTCATATTGATTGGCGCTGAACATTGAGAAACATTACTGACTACTCTGCCCTTACGTCTGCCACTAGTACATCTAACGGCACGTTTAATCTTCTTACCACTTCTACGCCATACCATCCTGGCTTCAGTGATTGTATCTTCTGTTAGTTCTGCTAATCTCATTACTTTCCAAACAAGTTAATAACTAAACCGATTACAACAGCAATAAGTGTTGTAAAACTTGTACCGACTATTGCTACAAGCCAATTCTCTAGTTTGTTAAGTCTTTGTTTTGTGTCGTCTTTGAATTCTCTTAATTCTGTCGTGATGCTCTCTATTCGGAGCATGTCCGCAATAATGTGTGCCTCAAGGTTACCCTTTTGTGCATACACTTCTTGTTCTACTGGCTGTGGTTGATTACGCTCATCCATTTTACAATAAATCCTGTTTAGTAAATTCCATATTAATACCTGTTTTAGTATTAATAGTCCCTGCATTTAGTACCACAAGGTCTAGTTCGTCTATTAATGTTGATGGTGTGTGTGCGCCGGGCTGTTCAGTTGCAAATTTAAAAATGTATCCTGCCCCGGTCATACTTGGTGCGCCGTAGTTTTCTAATAAGTTTGCACCGACTCCATTTAAAAATACAGGATTATTCATCACTGTGGGCATTGCCCGAAGTCCGATTACTTGTACTACACTTTCAAAATCTTTTTGTGTAGCATCTGCAAAATCACCTGTTACGGTTATATCTAGACTTGTAAACAAAGTAAAGAATTCGATGTTACCAGTTAGTACTTCTACTGCTCCCATTGAGCCTGTTCTTGTCATTGGCATTGTGTGTCTCCGTGCTATTTGTAGTATTTATCTATATTGTCAAAAATACGAGCTCGGAACGATACTCAAAAAAAAGCACACCTAAGTGTGCCTTTTAAAAATTGTTTAATTAGTTAAAATTAAGCAACTCTATATTCACCTGCTGTTGCAGTTGCGTTAGCGCCTGAACCTGTTAATGAAGGTTGAATAGCTTCTAATACTCTAGCCGCTGTTGGTGAACCTTCTACTGCAACGTGCATTACTGTTGCTGATACTGAGGTAATAATTACTGGTGTACAAATTGTTGCTAAAGCTGTTACTAATGCTTCACCTTTGTTTGGTACGCCTGCTGTGTGACCAAATGAACTAATGTCATCTACTCCGTCTACTTCGTCAATGACGAAATGACTTAAAGAACCTACTAATAGTTGTCCTTCTACCACTCCACCGTTTACTCTTGTCTGTGCCATGTTATTTCTCCTAAACTTGGTAGTATATCTATCGACATACTGTTGTTACGTTTATTTATCTATTTCAGTCAAAAAAAAGCACACATGAAGTGTGCTTTTTAATTGTAGTTATAGTGATATCTTATAGTTCGAAAGCGGCAACTGTAGCTAATGCTAAGTTAACACCGTCAACTGTTCCTAAAGAAATCGTAACGTCTTCTAAGTGAGCCGCTAAAGTCTCAGAATTAGTTCCATCATATGTGTCAGTACCATGCGTACCTTCAAATAGAACTCTAAGTCCTTGTCCTGCTCCACCTGTTGCGTCGACTGTGCCAACTGCTACTGGTGTTAAGCCTTCGATGCCGAATGCTTTTAATAATACGTCTACAACGCCGTCGACAGCTAATTTAGCTGAAACGTCTGCGCCGAAATCAATTTGGATACCTGCTAAAGGTAGACCACTGTAGTGACCTGCGGTTACTGCCGCTCCTGCGTTTTGAGTTTGTGCCATTTTTATTCTCCTAAAATGTATTTGTTATGCTTATTTATGCCTTTTGACATAAAAACAGTTTTAATTATTGCCTATTTCATCCTAGTATTCATTATGCCTGCAATCTTTTGTCCGATCTTTCCGCCTAGGTTTGCACCTGACTTAAAATTACCTTTTCCGGTTTTAGCTCTACTATATGATGTTTCAGCATCGGGCCCAATGCTTTTCATTGCTTTATCTTTTCTTAAATGCCCATGAGTTGTATCATCCCAGCCTTTAGCAATACCTTTTGGAGCTTGCTTTGCCATAGGATTAAATTTTTGTGTGCCAGCGACCTTGTCTACGTCACCTACACTTTTATTATCTGCCCTTACAATACCTTTAGCAATCGAAAATGCTTCGTCGGCACTTAAACCGCCTGCGGCATACATTGATCTAGCTTTTGCAATAACGTTAGGATCTTTTGCTGACGGAGAACCTACTGCCGCTGATTTCTGTAAGAAGTCATTCATAACTTTGGGATCAGGTCGGTCAGTTCTGTGTGGTCTCGATCCACTTGGTTCTACTATTTCGTTAATTTTCATATTTTTTTCCTTCCGCTTGCCCAGTAACCAGCAATCTTGCCTATACCTGAACCTGTTGTTCCTTGAATTTTAGCTTTAGGGATAGGTTTAGTATCCACATACGCACTCTTTTTAGGCGTTTTTTGTGCATCAGTATATTCTTTCTCACGGGCCATAGCATTTAAATGTTCAAATGAATCACTTGCTTTGCCTCGTAATATTTGTTGCTGTTGCATTAACTTAGATACTACAAACTGTCTCTGTGCATAATTTAAATCTGCCCAATCTATAATTAATCGTCTTAATTGCTTGAATAATGAGTTCGACACTTTTAATTGTGTTTCTAATCGTACAAGGAATGCTGTTGTTTCACTTCTATTTGGTTCTCGCACAGCCATTCTCTTTACAAAATTAAAATGTCTTCTGTTCTGAAATTGTAATGACTTTAATATCTTCTGTTCTCTATCTTTAATATTTAAACTTTGGTAGTCTGGGTTGTCTAATGCAAATGCCAGCATGTAAATATCAGTAGTCGTTGTTCTAAATAATGCATAAGGACCAAACTGTGTTGTTTTCCTTGCATACGCAACAGAGTATGCTCGTTGCTTCTTATCCTGGTTGAACATAATCAATGCTAATGTCTGTAAATACAGTAAGTCTGCAATAGACCTGCCTCTGAGCATACCAAAGTTACTAGTTGTTCTGAGTAACTTGCTTTCACTTAGCTCTTTGTTAATTAGCGTAAGGGATTGTTCTAATTGTGCGTATATCATCTATTGCCTCTAGAAAAGATTTGTCTTCAAACATAATGGACGGTATCTGCTTTTCTTCATTTACTATATTTATCATATTATTATGATTATGTTCTAATTTTTCATGTATGCTTTCTTTCAATTGCTTTAATTCATGTGGGGTTTTATGATAATATCTTTTAACTTGCAACACTAACTGTTCCATACGCTCGTCTAAGTCTTCTATATCGTCAAATGAGTAATCAAACAGTTCGTCATACAACACAAATCCCATTGTTTTTAACGCTTGATGTTGTTTTTGAGAACCTGCTATTAAGAAAGGTTTCTTACCCATAATAGCATGTACAGATTTTTCCGTAAAAAACGGAACCATGTATGAAGTTTCAGAAACAATTTGCATCCAAGACTGATTCCATTGTGTAGGTACTTCCTTATGTCCTATGCCGCCCAATCCAGATGGGTTTAATCCTGCGTCTAAGTCCAGTGACCTGTATCTTAATTTAGGATGCCACCATTTAAATTGGTCATCGAGTTCTGGGTTAGAAACACACCAACTCCATGCGCCATTATCTAACATATCGTGTTTACACAAATAGTCCATAGTACTTACTCTATGGGGTCTGTTGTCAGCGGCAAAATTCATCATTATGTAAGGGTAGGTTATTTCTGCGTCAGTGTAATCTAATTGAGCATGAGTCATTGTAAACCAGTAAGTAGGGAAATGACTTACTTTTATATACGGGTCAATTAGAGGATTTCTTATTATAGAGTGATTGCCTACAACCAAATGCATTTTAATTGAACGCTCTTTGCAGTATGACGTTATATTATCCCATAGTAATTCAGGGCCAGCATCTTTAGTGTCTGGAAATAAAAAGTTGTCGCAATCGGGGCCTATCTCTTGAGGCCAAAAGAAAACAATTTCATCACAATCTAATGAGGTGTTGTTTAATACAGCATGTTTTATGAGTGTGTTATCGCAAGTTGTACCTCTAGAAAAGAAGTATGATACTAAACGTTTACTACTTGCCACCCGGTTTACCGGACCCGAAGTTTAATCTGCTAAACTCTAATCGGTCTACTAGTTTAAGAGCATTGCCTATTCTGTCTACAGCAACAAATCCCTCTTCTCCTGTTACTTCGTAACCTTTCTCTGTTTGTACAAAGGTCCCTATTTGTTTGATCTCTTCTAACTTCTTAATTATTTTTACTTTTGCTTCAATGAGCTTTAAGTATAAGTCGTATACTGCTACGATACCAGGCACATGTTCTTTAATAAACTTAACACCTTGTATCATTAATTCTGTTTTTGAATCTATAGTTTTCTGAGTTTTAACTTTTGCTATTTCTTTAGTCATAAAGTCAATATACTTTTGTACAAAACCTTGTGCAAATTTAGTAGGCTCGTCAAATGATCCTTGCCTGACTTGATTGTTTGCATGTGCTTTTAATTGCTGTAAAAAGTTCTTACCAATTAAGTCTGTACCTTTTTCTAACCAACTAAATGTTTCTGCATCGATGCTTCCTAAGTAACTGTTTGCATCGGATATAGCACCCATAATATCAGTACTCTGTTGCTTAGTCATTGTAACTGTGCCGCTGAGATCTTTAATTAATGCGTCTCTGTGCCATACTCCAGCTGGTGCTCCGTCGCCTAGTACACTGGCATCGAAGCCAAACTTGGCTTGCGTATCTGCTAATGTTGGGCCGCCAACATATTCTGTATGCCACACAATGCCAAAGCCTGCACTTAAAATTTGCTTTGCAAGGTCACTGTTCTTTGGAACAGCATACGCTATTGTGTTTGGTTTGAATACAATATGTTCTTCGCCATCTAGTGAAACTGTGCTAATATCTTCTTGTCCAGCAAATAACATGTCACCTTGAGCAACTGTATTCCAGTTCAAACGGCTAAGGTGTTTAAGTGCTAGTTTCATTTTTGTTCTTAACCCACTCGCATCCTTCTCTGGAGATGGGTCAGCGTGGTATGTGTCAATATCTTTATCAGTGAAGTTTAGTTTTGGCTTATTTGCAAATACACCTTTGGTACCCACAAAAAACTTGCCTGAAGCTGGATCTATTCCTGCTACAATAGCCGGAGCGCCATCCCATTTAGTTGTCATACTTATTGGTGCTTTACTGTTACCATCAAGCATATCATGTAAACTGTATAGATAGTCTACTGCTTCTCTGGCGCCGGTATATCCTTTGTTAAAGATATTATCCTCTAAGTGTTCTAAGTGAGTGTTCTTACCGTCTTTAGATTCTCGTAAAATACTTTCACTTAGAATCGATGTTACGAGCGGTTTCGATATCTCTAAAAACTTCATAAATAAATCCCTACTGCATGCCTGCTAGTTTCTTAAGGTCCTGCAACTGAATCTGTTCTGTTAGCTCTGTTAATGCTGTAATCGGAGTTAAGAAAACTACGTCAGATGCACCTTCGTGTAAACTAACTGTATATCCTACTTGTTCCCAAGTAAGACCTGCCGCTTCTAATAGCTCATTAGCATACTCATATGCCTCTGTTCTCATTGCTCTGACTTGTTTTACAAACTGCCCATAAAATTCTGGAGCCGCTTTCTGTAAGCCTGATCGTTTAATAGCAGGAGTAATTGCTTGAACATATTTGTCAACATCATATTTTACATCATGCTTTTTCAAAACGTTTAAAAATTCTTGTGCATGTTTAATTCTTTCGCCTGCTTCTTTGCTTTGATCTACCATGCCCTTTTGGTGCATGTTGATATCATTCATGTGATTACCTTGCGTCGGTAAATCTGGTTTCGCTACTGCTACTGTTGGTCGTTTAATTGCCTTAGAGGCTAATCTACCAAGAGCCGCACCTGCAATACCACCGACCTTAGCGGCTGTACTTGCGTCTGGATCTTGCATAGTTTTAGTTGCTAAAGGTCCGCCCATTGCCTTAGTTGCTCTGTCTTTCATAGATTGTGCAAGGCCTGTAGTTGGTTCAACACCTTTTGCAATTGCCATTAAGTCTTGTGCTACACCATCAGTATCTTTTAAAGGATATGTTCCAGGTAAGTCTGTGATTATATCCTTTTCAGGTTCCCAGGCTTTCTTCTCACCCGGTTGTACTTTTTGACCAGGTCCTTTAAGTTCGATTGCCCTCCAGGCATATCTTCCATTTGGATTTGGTTCTGTTACCTGTTGTCCTTCTGCATCTAACACAGGTCGCATCTCACCTTCTTTTTCTGGATTCTGTTCCATTTTTGCTTGTTGTTCTTGTGGTTGATATTGATATACCACACCATTGGGATCAGACACTATAGCATTCTTTAAAGAATTTTTGAAAGTTCGTTGTTTAGCAAAGCCGCCGACATCACCCTGTTGTGTAGCCTTAACTCGGTTATTACTAGCCTGCGTGTCAATTGCCTTTTGAGTTCTTTTTTGTTTTCCTACAGCTCGGTTATCTCTGGCGCCCATATCAGCATTACTTAACTTAGGTTTAACTGGTGCTGATCTACGGTTTCTTTCTACACCTCTGTCACCTGGAGTAAGCTCTTGAATGACTTCGTCTTCTTTGACCTTATCATTTCCCCAGTTAACTGGTTCTGGCTTCCATGCTTGGACGCCTTTGCCGTTACACTTTTGACATTTGCTAGGACCGTCTTCGGAATGATAATCTATCTTTCCTCTACCACGACATATTTCGCACTTATCACCTTCAGCTTCTGTAACTTGAAAAATTCTCATTTTAACTCTCTTTATTTTCGAGTACTTTTTTTATACCCCTGGAGAATTTTTTTGAATCGCCACTTTTAATACTGTTGATGAGCCTACGCTCTAAGTCCAATGCATCTTCTTCACTGTATGTTTCCCGCAACATCATCTTTAAATTCTGTACAGCAGACACGACATTTTCCACCCTATTCTCTAAAATATGGTGTTTATCCCTATCAACAGAAATCTGTTGTAGTTCTTCTAAGATTGTTCTAGACTTTTTTAGTGACATAATTAAATTCCCTATGTATCTGTATTTATCAATTACAGGTCATTTTTTTTCATAAACTCTCGCATGTTTAATGCTGAGCTTATGGTATCTTGTTGTTCTGGCTCGTCTGCCTTGATACTTTTATTCCTGCTAAGTTGCTCTAATAACCCGCTTGACTGCACACTCATTGCGCCTTCATCACCTTCGTCTAAATCTTCTACCCTTAAGGTATCTGGATTAAACTTCAAATCTACCTTACTACCAACACCACTACTTGAACGTGTTTTCATAAACTGTATTTGATACCTGCCACGTTCTCTCATTGCATCACTTGTAAAGATACCGATAACATTATCTGCTGTTTGGATCTTACTAATACCACCTGCAATATGGTGGTGATCAAATTCAATTTCTTCTACTGCACCCCTGTTCAACTGAGATGCTGTAACTAATATTACACCTGTCTCCATTGCTAAGTTACGCAATTCTTCAGATACAAACTTGTCTTTGATAAACTGATCGTTAGCACTAATCTTACTATTAATAGGCATCATTAAGTCTAAGTAATCTACAAGAACTACATCGACTTTTATGTCTGAGTTAATCTCGTACTCTCTTATAAATGCTCTAACGTCATTAGTTGTAACGCCACTGCTCATTTGTTTAACCCTAAACTTGCCTGCGCCTTTGCCTCTCATACGCACTTTAAGGTCAACATCATCCATGTTCTTCATAATCTCTCTAGTGCCATAGCCACTTACCATTGCATCTAAACGCATACTAATAAGTTGCTCACTAAGCTCTAAACTAATGTATACAACATTAAGTCCTGCTAATGCCCAGTTAACACCCAAGTTCTGTAAGAACAAACTCTTACCTGCGCCTGAGCCTCCAGCAAAGATTGTAATCTCGCCCTTGTTTAAGCCGCCATATAATTTTCTGTCAACATCTCTCCAACCTGTGCTTGTTGCACCTGCTTGGCTTTTGATGTATTGTAACCGTTCTTTAGGATTATCAAAATACTCTAGTCCCAAGTCTTTTACTAGACCTACTTGGCTTGCTTCTTTAATTAAGTTTTCTACTGCACCATAGTCTGCAGATTCCAATAAGTCTGTGCTTTCAAGGATTGCTTTTTCTAATGCTTTATGCCGACAGAATCTTTCAAAACTGTCTAAGAACCAATCAACGTGATTATCGTTAACTCCGTCTATACGTTCTAAGTCAACATTAGTTGTAGCACTAATCTGGTCAATAGTAGGAATGCTACTATAGTCTGTTGCATGGTCTTTTAAGAACTTAACAGTTGCTTGGAACTTCTTATTAAACATATACGGTTCAATAATACCGTTTACCCTAACAAATAACTCTGGATCAGTAACTAAAAAGTTAAGGAATAACTGTTGTATTTCTTCGTTGTAATCTTGAATTTGATCCATTATAGTTTCATTTCCTTATTATAAAATTCTGTCTTTATATGTTTGTATATTAATTTATGTCCTTCTGCACTTGGGTGGCTGTCATCCTGGCTTACTTGATTTCCTTCCATCATGTGAGTCATCGGCACAGTTGTCCATCTTTCCATATCTATCTCTTTCACTAACTCTCGCTCATACTCACATAGAGCGTCATCAACGCTAATACCGTCAAGGATGTTTCCGCCTTTTGCTATAGTAGGTATATGGGTACCGTTCGCCATACTTGTAAAAAGATAAGGTATGTTTCGTTGCTGTAGTGCTTGTTGCATTGTCAACACAGTTTTAAAGTATTCTATCCTAAAGTCTTGTATAGACTTACCGTACATTAACTCTGCAGTCATAGCCTTGTTTGTTAAATCGAATGTTCGCTCTAAACCAATATTAGCAGTGGTATCGTCCGTGTACTTGGCATCGTCTGTGTGCCAATCATACAAACTTGTTATCTTGTCTGAAACTTTACTGTAAGGATTATCAATTTTCACTTTCCCTGTATTACAAAAGTTTACCCATTCTTTAATCATAGCACTGTAACGTTCTTGCCTATGCAATGCTGTCCACTGTATAATAACATAATCGTAACCAGGATCAGTTGGATCGTATAGTTCCTCAAATGCTTTACGGCATATCTTATCGTTGCTATTCCCACCTAATGCAACATTGTTAACATCGGCTTTGAATACATGGGTAAGATGGTCAACCCACGTGGGTTGTTCATTATCTATAATTAGTCCAGTTTCAGGGTGATGTATTACTAGATCTCCTGCTGTAAAACTGCAACCACTAATTAATATTCTCATAACATTTTACTCTGTACGCGGATCTTAATTTTGTTGTTTGTAGCAAAATCCACAATG